CTTATATTATATTTATATTTTACTCGCATATAATGATTTATCTTTGAATCATCATTTTTTGATCAATGAAATTGCACTACAATTTCAACCTTTTCCTTTTTAATACTCTTCGCAGCAGAAACAGACAATTCTTCTCTCTTCTTCCGTGTTTTTGTATTTGACCCGACACTCGAATTAGAGCTAACGCTTGACAATGATCCTGTTGCGGATCCAGAACTACATGAATCATTACCATTACCAGAAGTCTTTCTTTTGGATGTACTATTGTAACTATTCATATCTTTTTCAATTTCATCATAATTTTCTTCAATGTAATCAACCACTTTATTTTCCAGTGCCCACTTAAAAAAATTAAGCTGTCCAATCGTTGTTTCAATGAATGTTCCTTTTGCATCATCATAAGGAATACTTATTCTGTCCCATCTACAAAATGGATCAAAACGCTTTTTAGAATAAGCTTTCAATTTCAATTTATAATCCACATATACCTTGAATCTTTTTGAAGTATAAGAAGATGACATTGAATTTTGTAAACTCGTTTCATTTAAAATATCATAAGTGGTAAAATATTTTTTAGCGTAATTTGTAGAGAACCAATCCACTATTCGGAGAGAAATTTTAGATTCACCTGTTATTATCTTTAACATTCTCTCCATATTATTGTTATTATTGTTTTTATAAAATACCAATAAATTGTTCAATAATAAATCATTTTGACTCGTATAATTTAATATATTTTGTTTACATTGATTATTTAATATTAGCGATGAATTTGTAAAACTATCAATTTCACATGGATTTATAACACAATTCATTTTCTTTAAAATATGATTTATTATATATTTTAAAATATATAGTTTTTATTATAATATGGATAAATTCATCAATATTTATTTAAACCTTTTTTAATTTAAATTGTTATTATCATTTTCACTAATAGATTTTTCAATGTTTGTATTCACTGGTTTCATGAATAAGTCTCTATTTATTACATCTTGTATGTAACTATCATTATTTTGTATTTCCGTGTTTTGATGCAAAAATGGATTCAAACCTATTTGTGAAACCATTTCACGTTCCGCTATTTTATTATAACTGTCTTCTCTCTTATTGTTAGAAGCTAATTTAAATTGATGTTCTAAAAACATAATATCATTTGAATCGCTCCAGTTAGTAGAATCACATTGCATAGATTGTGTATATGCCATATTTTCCTTATAATCTTCACTAACAGTGAGTGATTGACTTTGCATTTCCGTTTTTTCATTATGTAATTCCGGATAAACTCTATTTTTTCTTAAACTTCTCTCCATTAGTTCTCCATCGGTTATCGACCATTTCCAAAAAAGTAGATTTTTAAAACTATGATTCATTGCTATATTTATAACATGAAATATAAAAAAAATCACGATTTAACTATTTTCAATTGTTTTGTAAATAAAAATGCTTCTTTATTCTGTTTGCGTCTTTTTAAGTTGCAATGTAAACATGCAATTATTACATTATTTGTATTGTGACCAAAAGAATTATCTACACGATCTAATGTCCATTGAAAACTTTCTCTCACAATTTCATATAAAATCAATAATTCATTCTTACAATAGTAACACAATAATTCCGATTCTTTCAGTTTTGATATTACATCATTTATATTTATTAAATTTGCAGAATCGTAAATGTGCTTGATAATATCTTGTTGTTTGTAATTATTTAATTTTCTCTCCAATTGTTGTTTTATAAGTTTATGTACTTGTTTATTATCTTCATTGTCGTTTGTATAATCATCGTTTATACTATGTAGAACATTCAATTGATATTTTCTGTCATAAACTTCTTCGGGAAGTTGCCATTTTTGAGGTTCTTTTCTCATTTTTTTTTTGTTAATGTCATCTTTATTTGTCAATTTTTTTATTTGATATCGATTACTCACACCGACAATATTTATACTTTTAGTTGCGTTTTCATTTATAATTTCTGGAATATCTTCACTGACATCTTCTTTCATTTTTCAATTTATATTATTAGTATAAAAATAATATAAATTGTTCTCTTTATATATATATAAAAAGAATAAAATTAAACCATGGTAAATGAAGAAAACGTTGAATCTCTACAACCTATTAACCAAAAACAAGAAGAATGTATAGAATTAAAAAATATTAAATATAAAACTATGATGATAACTCATGGAAATCCTATAATAGAAACAAAATCCTCTAGTGATTTATCTAATTTGGATAAATTTCTAGAAAATGAAAAAAACAATAATAAAATCGAACCATGGAGTAAATTAGATAAGACAATGAAAACAAAAAAATTAATTGAATATGTGAATAAATACAAAGATGAAAATTCGTTGACTTACGAAGAAGAACAAATATTAATCATTTTTTTAAAAGATTGTGTAGACAAAAAAAAACTAGTTCGAGTTAAAGATGTTATTTATGATAAAGAAACCGGAATAATCAAAAATATTCCTTCTTTAAATTACAATAAACAAAAGAAACATTTTACTCTTAAAAATACAGATAAACGATTATCAACATTAAAAAATTTACCAAATCATAATAAAAAATTAATAACAATTTGTGGACAAGATGATGAATAAATTATTTTTGTTTATTTTTCCATGTTTTACATTTGCGTGATTTGCGTGATTTGTATGATCTATATGATTTCGATTTTTTACGCGAGGCCGATCCAACCTGTTTAGGTGGTGACATGACATTTTCAGGATTTCCAATATTTGAAATAGAATCATATGTGTTATTGATTATTCTATTTAAAGCATTTTGTCCTTTTCCGTCAGTTTCATTACTATTTACAAGTTGATTGTTTTTTTTGTACATATATTTATTGCTACTACTTTTTTGAAGAACTATTTTTGTATTGACAGGAATAATCATTGCACTATTATCTCCTTTGTTTATAATTGTAGTAGTTTGCAATACTTTAAATATATAATTTTCGTTATCATCTGTACCACAAAATTGTCCATACATACCAGATGCAGTAATTATACAATTTTCTTTACTAACATCTGTCATTATTTCGTATTTCATTACATTATAACCATTGCCTGTTAGTACATTTATACTTGTTTTTATAGTAGCGCTTTTTACCTTAATTACTTCTGAATAATCTATTGTACTTATATTAATATTTGTCTTATTAACATAATTAACACCTACTGCTAATCCATTTGCCATTTATATTACTGATTGAATTATATTTTAATATATATGTAGAATACTAATATGTAGAATACTAATATATATAAATATTAAAATATAAAAGAAATTCATGAATTTATATAAGGAATATTATATTAGTTTTACAATGAATGAAGATTTTGAATTTAAATTGGAGTATGAAAATATTTTGGATAAAATTACTCCAGATTTGGATTTATCTATTTTTACAGAAAATTCAAGAGAAGAATTAATAGAATATATATTAGAATTAATAAATGATTACCTAGAAGAAAAGACAAATATAATCTCTGATCCAGACTTTGATGACATTATATATGAAGATATATCTGATATTATATATGAACAATATGAAAATTATTTATATCCAGAATTTTATTTTACCTATAATGAAACAGTTGAAGATGAGTTAAAAGAATTGATTGATTTTGCATTTGAAATATACTATATTTGTTTTATACCCGAACGTTCTCTCAACGTAGATAATCAAATGACTTTTAACCCTACAAATAACGCAAAAAATAAAGAAGATATTACTAAAATTATAAATTATTTAAGATCAAAACCACAACCTGAACAACGCACTGACGAATGGTATAAATTTAGACACAATTTAATAACTGCAAGTAATGCGTACAAGGCATTCGAATCAGAATCGATGAAAAATCAATTAATATATGAAAAATGTCAACCAATTAAAACGCAATCAACTCTACAAGTAAATCAAAAACAAACCAATCAAATTAATATTAATACTCCATTTCATTGGGGTCAAAAATATGAACCTGTATCTTTAATGTTATATGAATATATACACAATACAAAGGTAGGTGATTTTGGATGTATTCAACATGATAAATATTCATTTTTAGGTGCTTCACCTGATGGGATTAATGTCGATCCGAATAATGATAAATATGGTGTTATGTTAGAAATTAAAAATATTGTTAACAGAGAGATTACAGGAATACCTAAAAAAGAATATTGGGTTCAAACACAGTTACAAATGGAAACATGTGATTTAGATGAATGTGATTTCTTAGAAACACGTTTTATTGAATACGAAAATGAAGAAGCTTTCTTAACCGACACATTCAACATTCAGGATTCTCATGGTTCTAACGACGGTGAAATGAAAAATATAGAAAAAACTGCTAAAAATGATTATAAAGGTATTATTATGTATTTTGCAAATAAAGATGGAAATCCTCATTATGTATACAAACCGATGAATGTAAAAACGTATATAGATTTTCAAAAATGGGAAGAAACGGAAATGGAAAGATTAGAAACGACTGGATATACATGGATTAAAAATTTATATTGGCGATTAGATTGTCTTAGTTGTGTTTTAATTAAACGAAATACAAAATGGTTTAATGAAAATTTTCATTTTTTAGAAGAGTTATGGAAAACAATTGAATATGAACGTATTCACGGTTACCAACATAGAGCACCAAAAACAAGTAAAAAACAATTTAAAAATATATCAGATTCAACTATGAAAAAACCGATATGTTTAATAAAATTAGATTCGGAAACAGGTAATGTGGATTATTCAGAATCCACAACAAACACAACAAACACAACAAACATATCAAAATTTTTCAAAATTAGAACTCAATCATTTGATGAAAGCAAAATTAATAATATAAATTTACTATAATTGTTTTATTCTGTTTCATTGTAAAAATTATTAAGATTACCAGGAGTTACAAAATATCCATTGCGAGATGTAGTATTTGATATTTTACAAACAGGTGGTAATATTTTAGTTACATTGGATGGATTGTTGGCTTTATTATCATACATAGTATTGCAAAATTCAACTGGCATACAACCACCTAAATCAGGATTATTTGAATAACGAATATTATTTGTTATTTGTTCATAAGATCCCACTTGAAATTGAGGATATTGCCACCATACATCCGAACTATTTACATCACGAACACCAAATGTAGTCGATTTTGAATAATATCCGTCCAACAAATAATCACCTTGGACACTCGGAGTGGCGATATTATTTCCATTTTCATCAACTGCAAAATCAGAATATGCTAAATTTGTACCATAGATAGATTCACTTCCGGTAAACCCCTCATTCCGAATATTTTTTCTATTACAAATAAAAGAATAAAATAGAATAATTATTATAATTAGCACAACCCATTTTATATAACCGTAATTAGAATTTTTCATGAAATATAATAATTTTATAAGTATTTATATAATAGTTATATAATATTATAAAATAAATTATAATATTATTGTTAAAAATATTAAAATTATTTATTTAGTAATCATAGAAATAAAATGTACATGAATGAAAATAACGAATTAATAGAAAAAAATACATCCAAAAACTTTGATCTAATCAATAGTAATGCAGAAATGCGTGTATTGAAACGCAACGGTACATTGGAAGAAATCGCTTTTGATAAAATTTTAAATCGCGTGAAAAAACTCGGTATTGAAGCAAATATTAATATTAATTATTCATCTTTAGTGATAAAAGTCATTGATCAATTATATGACAAAATTCCTACAACTAAAATAGATGAATTAACTGCTGAACAATGTGCATCTCTCTCTACAAAAAGTCCAGATTACGCTATTTTGGCTGGAAGAATAGTTATTTCCAATCATCAAAAGAACACACCTTCGTCATTCCTAACTGCAATGAAAACTTTATACGAATTCAAAGACATACATGGTAGCGACAATCCACTAATATCAGAAAAAACATGGAAAATCGTTGAAAAAAATACAGAAATATTCGAAGAGATCATTGACTACAATCGTGATTATTTAATAGACTACTTTGGTTTTAAAACATTGGAACGTGCTTATTTATTTAAAGTGAATGATAAAATTATTGAGCGTCCACAACACATGTGGTTACGTGTATCTATTGGTATTCACGGTGATGATATAGAAAATGTAAAAGAATCATATTATTTGATGTCACAAAAATATTTTACTCATGCAACACCTACATTATTTAATGCGGGTACTAGGCGACCACAATTGAGTTCATGTTATTTAGTAGCATTAGAAGAAGATAGTTTAGAAGGTATCTTTAATACATTGAAAGATTGTGCTAATATATCAAAATGGGCAGGTGGTATCGGATTACATATTCATAATGTTCGAGCAAATGGATCGCTGATAAATGGAACAAACGGAAAATCAACAGGAATAGTTCCCATGTTGCGGGTTTTCAATGATACGGCAAAATATATAAATCAAGGTGGAAAAAGAAACGGTAGTTTCGCAATTTATCTGGAACCATGGCATAGTGATATTGAAGATTTTTTAGAAATGAAAAAAAATCATGGTGATGAAGAATTAAGAGCACGTGATCTGTTTTATGCTCTTTGGATTCCTGATCTTTTTATGGAACGTGTTAAGGACAATGGCAAATGGTCACTTTTTTGTCCAAATGAATGTCCTGGATTACACAACATATACGGAGATGCATTTAATAAACTTTACATACAATATGAAAATTCTGGAAAATCAAGAAAGGTTGTAAATGCACGTGATCTATGGTTTAAAATTTTAGATGCACAGATGGAAACAGGAACACCTTATCTATTATTTAAAGATCATGTAAATAAAAAATCGAATCAGAAAAATCTCGGTACCATTATGTCGTCAAATTTATGCGTAGCACCAGAAACATTAATTTTGACAGACAAAGGACATATTAAAATACAACATCTGGAAGGACAAAAAGTAAATGTTTGGAATGGCGAAGAATTTTCAGAAGTTGATATTTTTAAAACAGGCAACAATCAAAAGTTAATAGATGTACATACAGACGATGGATCAATTATTTCATGTACCCCATATCATAAATTTTATATTCAAACAACATATTCAGAAAAATCAATTCAAATGGTAGAAGCAAAAGATTTAATGCCAAATGATAGAATAATAAAATGTAAATTTCCCATAATTGATGGTACTGATAAAATGTTATATGCTTATACACATGGATTTTTTTGTGGAGATGGTACTTATAATAATAATAATATTGATAAAGACGAGCGTGATTGCAAATTTAACGCACTAAATGGTCATTATTTTTGTAAAAGACACATTGATTTTGAAACTGACGAATTTGTGAAAAATAATACATCAACTACTACAAATATAAAATGTCAGGCTAAATCATATCAAAAAAAACCAATGTCTTATTTATATGGTGATAAAAAAAAACTATTGGAACATATGGATTATCGTAGTTGTGGTGGTGAAACTAATAATCGTATCACGATTCAATTACCACTTGATATTGATGAAAAGTTTAGTGTTCCATCATTTAACTGTTGTTTAAAAGATAAATTAGATTGGTTTGCTGGATATTGTGATGCGGATGGAACAATTTCTAGAAATGGTGAAAATGAACAATTACAAGTAGCCTCGATTAATTATGATTTTTTGAAAAATATTAAATTATTATTGCAAACGTGTGGTATTAATCCAAAAATTAAATTATCACATGATCGTAATAAAAGTTATTTACCAGATGGAAAAGGAGGACATAAATATTTTGATGTAAAACCATGTTATAGATTATTAATAACATCGTGTGATTTACATACATTATGTTTAAATGGATTCTCTCCGAAAAGATTACGTTG